CCCACGCAGGAATCTATTAATGATGTAAAACAAATTATAGCTAGATATGGACAAAGTGTTGGTAAAAAATATGATGATACGGATTTAGACCTTTTAACTAAAGGTATTTTACAAAACGTTAGACAAAATCCCTTAACAAAAACCCCAGAGTTTCCTGTCCCAACTCAAGTATTAGATGATAAAGCCACTCAACTTGTAAATATTGCAAACAGTGTAAAACAAAATAAATTTGTAGCAACTGATTTTATAAAAACAAAATCTGATTTAAAAAATCTAGAAAGATTTTTTGGAGTTACTAGAGATCCAAGAGAGACCATATTTAATTATGTTCATGATTTAGGACAACTCGTAGCTAAAGATAAGTTTTATCGAAACATTGTAAAAGCTAGTGATGATGCACGAGCAAAAGGTGAAAGAGCCATACTCTATCCAACTTACGAAGAGGCGGTTCGTGCGTTTCCAAATACAGAAGTTATAGCAGCACCTAGAGGATTACAAATAGAATCTGCATTAGGAAAAAATTATGTTGCTCCGGTTAATAATTATTTTACCAGAAAAGATTTTGCAGATGCTTTACAGTTTGCAGAAAAAGCACCATTAGAATCTTTAGCTAAATCAACACTCTATAGAAATTTAGTATTAATACCAAAAGGTATGGCACAAATATCAAAAACAGTTTTAGGTCCGTTTACACACTCTCGTAACTTTGCAACCGCTGGAACATTTGTAAGTATGAATGGAAACTTATTTAAAAACCCTGCATTTATATTAAAAAATTTTAAACGATCTTTTAACACAGTTCAACCACAATTTCTTTATCGTAACTTACCAAGAGACCAAGCGATATATAAATTTTTATTAGATGAAAGAGTTGCAAGTAGTAGTGCAACCTACAAAGATATTACTGGATTGTTTGATGATATTGGAAAAGGCGGTGATGTATTTGATCGAATATTTAAAAGTCTTGGTAAGAGTGTAAGTAAAATTTATAAAGGAGCTCAAGATTTATATCTTGCAGAAGATGACTTTTTTAAAATATATAGTTTTTTCGCTGAATTTGATAATTTAAAAAATGCACATAAGTCAGCTGTTCAAAGAGGAATAATTAAAAAACTTCCAGCAGATATTGCTTTGATGCGTGAAGCGGCAGACATTGTAAGAAATACAGTGCCAAACTATGCATTAACAGGAAGTTTTATTCAAGCATCACGAAGATCACCACTTGGAAACTTTGTATCATTTGTATCTGAAATGGTTAGAACAACAGGAAACTCTGTTCAACTATCACTAAAACATATTAATGATCCAATTAGAAGTGGTATGGGAACAAAAAGATTATTTGGTAATGCTTTTACACTTGCTGGACTTGGTTATGTTATACCAGAAATTATGAGAGGACTTTATGGAATTAGCACAAGTGTATTATCAGCCATTAGAGAATTTTTACCAAGCTTTTCTGAGGACTCTACTATCGTTCCTTATCGTAACGAAAAAGGTGAGTATATGTATGTAGATGTTAGTCAGGCTTTACCTTATGATACTGTAACCAATCCATTAGAGAGTGTTGTTTCTGGTGTAGCAAGAGAACAAACTTTTGACCCAGACTCACCATTAATAAAAGGATTTGTTGAAGGAACAGCTAGAGGTATTGCTAGACTTATTAGACCTTTTGTTGATGAGTCTATTTGGATTTCTACATTTTTAGATATTTTTGCAAGAGGTGGACGTACTAAACCAACAAGAGACTTTCCTGATGGTAGAAGAATTGTAAATCCTGAAGCACCATTAGGAGATAAAATCGCAACAATATCAGGGTATGTAACGAATAAACTAGCACCTGGTTCTGTACAACAATTAGAAAGATTGTATGATGCAGCGTTAAATAAACCTGGTGATAAATATGGTAAAAAATATGAAATACCAGATGAACTCAGAGGATTTATTGGACTGCGTAGTGTTAAATTAGATTTAGATCAAGGAATAAGATCTAAAATAGCTCGCTTTCAAAGAAGAGTTCGTGACTCTAGAGCTTTACTAACCACTGAAACAGGTCGAGGTGAACCAGTAACACAAAATGATATTATTAGACAATACATAAAAGCAAACAAAGCAAGATATGATGCTATGTCTGAATTAAGAAGAGTTGTGGATGCTGCAAACGTTTTAAAATACAACAAAAAGAAATTAGCGGAGGCTTTTGATAAGAAAAATTTAAATAGAACATATGGCTTCATTAGTGAAAACGTGTATCAACCATTAAGAATTACAAAAGGTTTTCAGGAAAGACAAGTTGAAATAGCAGATACTCTACAAGAAAATTTTGAAACACAAAGATTTCAAAGTCCGATTACTAGACGAGTTGCAAAACAAATAGGTAAAATAGAAAGAAAATTAAGTAAATTAAAATTAAATAAAAATTTTGATAAACAAATTAATGTAGATGATTATTTAATACCTGAGCCAGGTGCACAAAGCTCTTTACCTACACAAGCTCCACAAACACCACAACCAAACCCAGCTGTAGTTACACCCCCTGTTCAGCCAGCTGTAGCTGCACAAAGTGGCTTGACACCAACGGAAGAGGCTTTATTATCTCCATCAGAAAAAGCAATCAGACTACGTCAAAGAGGATTAGGATAATGGCAAAAGAACCTAAAACAACTGGTGAACACATTGTAGCTTTGTATGGCTACATTACCGGACTTAAAAAAGATATTAACACTATTAAGAATAATCACCTTAAACACATGCATCAAGACATTGATAAGACCTCTAAAAAGATAGATTACGTTCTAGGACTTATTATTACTGGACTAGCTGTTTTAGCTGCAAAAGGCCTAGATCTACTATAAAAACCTTTCCTGAGAGCCTTAATTTTTAACGAAACGACCCTTCCATGACCTGTGATACCTCTAAAATTATGCTAAAAAATGTATTAAAGACACAGCAATAAAAGCTGCTGATAATACGGCTAATGCTTTCATATCCAGTCCCTAAGTTCTTCACCCATAATTTGAGTTGCAATATTTACTTTTTTACGAAGAGCTTTTACAATTTTTTCATCTATTGTTTCTTCACATATAATATCTACGTAAGTCATATTTTTTTTCTGACCGATACGATCGATACGAGCTTCTGACTGCTGACGTTTTTCTAAATCATAACCATTAGAATAATAAATCATAGTCGATGCAGCAGTTAGTGTGATTCCGTATCCTCCCGTTTGCGGTGTTCCGACCAGGAATCTTGTAGGACTGGATAGATCTTGAATCTGTTTAATCGCTTTTTGACGATCTTCTGTAGTTGTGTCACCATAATACGTAACGATTGAATTACTTCCATATTTTTTTTCTACCTCCTTTACAATTGTTTCAATATCGTGTCGGTAGTGGGCCCAAATAATAGCTTTACCTTCTATTTCATCCAACACATTCATAAGTTCACCTATTCTATTATTTTTAACTTCTTGAATTTCACCATCATCTGATGCAAAGTGGCCACAAGTAATTTGATGTAGTCGCATAAGCTGTGTAATAACTGTAGCTGTTGTTACTTGTTTACCATTTAAATATGCAAGCGCCATTTCTTTCATTTGACGATATATTTTTTGTTGCTCGTCTGTCATTTGTATTGAACGCTTCATGTAGGTTTTTTCAGGAAGATCTAAACAATCATCTTTTAGACATCTGTACGAAAAAGGTTTTATCTTTTCTGTTAATTCAGACAAGTTTCTGTATCCAACAACTATTTGTACAGATCGACCACCAAAGTTTGCAGTTCGCATCATGGCATATCGTGTTCTAAAACTGTAGTAAGACTCATGGCCCAATAACCACGGATCAAGGAACTTACATTGACTAAATAAATCTAGTGGTGATTTAGTTACAGGTGATCCAGTTAAGATTCTTCTATAGCTACACTGTTCAGATAGTAATAAAATATTTTTAGTTCGTTTAGCATTAGGATTTTTTATCGTAGTTGATTCATCAATAGCAATCATAGCACGATGACAAGATAAAAATTTACTTGCAAACTCCACACCTTTTTTAGTTGAGAATGCTTCAACATTCATAACTAACACATTTAAATGTTCGCCTGTTTCAAACAAACTATTTAACTTTTGTTTTTGTTTATCATTAATAAGAGACTGCCAAACCACAATATTTTTTTCTATGTGATCAACCATATGTGTTGGTATTTCTGAGTCAGACCAATTTTTATACACACCTTTAGGTGCCACAATTAAGACACCATTGATCTTACCATTATCATAAAGCATAGATATATTATCAATTAATACTTTAGATTTACCTGTACCCATCTCCATAAAATAGGCAAAGACTTCTTTTTTCCATGACATTTCTAACGCTTTTAATTGATGCGCGAATGGCTTTGTTTTAAATTTATAATTCATAATTTAATTTTTTCTTTCTATTGACAGGGGTTATCAAAAGTATATACCTTTGTCAAGAAAGTTATGAAAGAAAACATTGTATATGTATTGCAAGATGTGCCAGGGACACGAGATGGTCGTCCTAAAATAAATATTATTGGTGCAGCTGAATATGGTGAGTTAAAAATTTTATTGCCAGAAACTTCGCAAATTATTTTTTCTCCAGGTCCTTTAATTTTTAAATTAAGAAAATTATTAAAAGACTATAAACCAGGAGATTACATTTTACTTACAGGTGACCCTGCAATTATTGGTGTCGCGTGTTGTATTGTTTCTGATATGAATAATGGTTCTTTTAATCTTTTGAAATGGGACAAACAAGAAAGAAGATATTACCCAATAAAAATTAATATCTACGAGAAAGGTAAAATAGATGACGATTAATTTTGAAGATGACAAACAAGAAGTTTTAACAGGTGTAGATGATGCTAATGCATTGTCCTCACAGGTTTTAAAATTAAAAAATTTAGAAGATCAAATTAAAGACGTAGAAGACACTGTAAAAAAATTAAAAGCAGAAGCGTTACACATTTCAGGAGATGTAATTCCAAACATGATGTCTGAAATGAATATTAAAACTATGAAATTAGCAGACGGCTCAGCAATAGAAGTAAAGCCCGTCTACGGTGCCTCAATATCAGAAGGTAAAAAAGAAGAGGCATTTCAATGGCTTCGAAATAACGACCTAGGTGACATCATTAAAAATGAAGTGACCGTTTCCTTTGGTCGTAACGAAGATAACAAGGCTAGCAATTATGCAAACCTTGCCAAGGAGCGTGGGTTCGAACCGGTTCAAAAACTAAAAGTTGAACCCATGACTCTGAAAGCTTTAGTTCGTGAGCGTATCGAGTCCGGAGCAGATATGCCTACAGAACTATTTAACGTGTTCGCAGGAAACAGAACCAAAATAACAAGGAAATAAGAACCATGAGCAAAGCACAAGTAACAACGAAAAAAGAAAATGCATTAGCAACAAATATGTTTGAAGCTGATGCTGGCCAAGGTATTGGTAATCTAACTCAAGAAGATTTAGCATTACCCTTTTTAAAAATACTTGGTCAACTATCTCCTGAAGTTAACAAAAGAGATGGTAAATATGTAGAGGGTGCAGAACCTGGCATGATTTACAACTCTGTGACTTCAGAATTATTTGATGGACAGAAAGGATTAAATGTTATTCCATGTCATTACAAACTGGAATACATTGAATGGAGAGACAGAGGCGATGGCCCAGGAGCTCCAGTTCAGATTCATCCATCAAGTAGTGATATTTTATCACAAACAACAAGAGGGGCAGACTTCAAAGATAGATTACAAAGCGGAAACTATATTGAAAAAACAGCAAGCCACTTTGTGATAACTATGGGAGAAACACCATCAACCGCATTGATTGCTATGAAATCTACTCAATTAAAAATTAGTAGAAAATGGAATACAATGATTAACCAAATTAAGTTTAAAGGTTCTAAGGGGTTATTTACTCCGGCATCTTTTAGCCACATTTACAATTTAAAGACTGTGCAACAGTCTAATGATAAAGGTACATGGTTTGGTTGGGAGATTAGCAAAGTTGGTCAAGTGCAAGATGAAGCAACTTACCAGCAAGCTAAAAGTTTTTCTGAAAGCGTTTCTAAAGGAGACGTTGCAGTTAAACATGGTGAGACTTCTGAAAAATCTAATTCACCTATTTAGTTTAAACATCGGTGGGCAGGTTAACCTGCCCATCAAGAAAGTAGAGCATGGAGAACAGATTTATAAAAATATTTGCTGGTCTAGAGCGTAACTATGGTTATTGCAATGTTAAAAATGGTTATACTGATCCCGATACAGGAAAATTAAAATTTAAACCAGGTGATTATGGTTGGTCACAAGACGAAGTTACAAATGAAGATTACATCGATCATTTAAACGGAGAAAAATCTATTGGTATTCAACCTTGTGACGATGAAGGCATGGCACAGTTTGGTGCAATAGACATTGACCCTGAACGATACAAAGATTTTAACGCAAAATATTTTTTTGATATTATTGTAAAATGGGAACTACCTGTTGTACCAGTAAAATCTAAAAGCGGTGGTCTACATATTTTTGTATTTTTAGATAAAAAAATTAAAGCAAGTTTAATTAGAAACTTTTTAGATAAATTATTATTTACATTTAAATTAAAACAAACCACAGAAATATTTCCAAAGCAAACAGAACTAGGGACCACGGACGACGGAACAAAAATTAATGGTAACTTTATCAATCTACCGTATTATAATAAAACAGAACGTGTTGCAGTCAATCCACACGATGGAACAGAATTTACATTAGAACAGTTTATAGAGGTTGTAAAAACCAATCTACAAACGCAAGAGTCTATAGAAAATTTTGGTTCAGACATAATAAACAAACAATTAAAATTTGGGGATGAAGAGTTTAATGATGGTCCACCATGTTTGCAAGCGTTAACACAAAATAAATTAAGTGACGGACGAGATAGATTTTTATATAATTATATGGTTTTTTCAAAAAAGAAATATCCTGATGACTGGGAGAAAAAAGTAGAAGCAGCAGCAAGAAAGTATTTTGAATACTCTCCAGAGTGGGATGATAACAGAGTAAAATTAAAAATTAGATCATGGAAAAAAGAAACTAAGGGACATACTTGTAC